TTCAATCGCCTCTTTTAGGGCTTCTTGTTCGTCAAAGTGATTTAAAAGTTTATCACGCATTGCATCTTCTANTTCTTTATTCGGTGCATCTATTATTATTTTGTCCATTATGTTCATTNTATATTTCTCCTTAAAANTTNACTGTATGTTCGACACCTTCGTCAAACAGGTTTTTATATTGTTCAGCCTTACCTTTATAAAATAAAGCNAAATCCATTTTATCATCAAAGTCTGCATCTCGGTAAAGATTTAACATCTTTTTATATTCCGTATAGCAGTCTATTAAGGATACCTCCTTTAGAGGCTTCCAGTCTCTACCCTCTTTATTCATTGTATTTTTCCTTATATTAGTTAAAAGAGAGTCCCGAGGATTCGATTCTCGAGGACTTCTCTTATGTAGCAAGGGCATAGCCTTACTTTTTATCTTCCTCGTCAAACAGTTTATTAATTCGGTCATTCTCCGCCATAAAGCACGGAATAAAGACACAGGCAACGCCAATCATACCGTAAACCAGTAATAAAAAATCTAACGCTAGATGTTCAGTTAACATTTTATTTATCTCCAAAATATTTATTTAATTTTTCCTCATAGCGTGGATTAAAATCCGTTGTTATCCTATTAGAGAACCACGGATTCATTATAGCCTCGTATTTTTCTTTCGGTTCATCGTGCCAGTCTATCCAATCTTCAATCGTGTTAAATATGTCTATTGGCGTGATGTTGTTTCTAATCATTATTTTTAACCCGCACTCATAATTTAGACAGTCTCCACGATAACCAATCAACAGGGAGTTGATAATATCTTTATAGTGCTTTAGCTCTTGTTTTGCGTCTTTATAGTTCATTTTATTTATCCTCATAGTTATTAAAATTGTACTTCTTACACCTAAAAGCCCCCAGTTAAGGGGGTTAGTAGGCTAAAGGTTTTTAGTGCCTTAAATCTTCATTGTACGCTTTAGCTGTAAAAGGTAATTAGTAAAGAAATTATAAAAGTTATCTATAATTTTCTGTTCTTGCTTCTCTGTGGCATCTTGTGGAATACTTCCGAACTCTTTCGCTAGTTCTATCTGTTCGTGATAGTAGCAAGGCAAAGAGATACTACTAGGCTGATTTTGCATATACTCAGCAAGAGCGTCATATTCTCCTTGCTTTTTGATTTCGTATCCATACTCATCATTAAAGACCTTAAAGAAGTTCTGAATTTTTAGATAGTCATTAGTTGCACTAGCATTTTCAGGGTATGCGATACAGTCGATTAAATACGCTTTATAGTTGTTCTTCTGTTCTGTTGTTATTCTCATTTTAGTTATCCTTTTATTATTATTATTGTGGGCTTCTCATCAGTAGCAACCTAACCCGTGTCGCTAGACTCCCCGTAGGGAGTTTCGATTAAACCTCCCTTTCCTCGAGATAAATTTCTTCTCTTAACTCTTTCCACCTTGACACTAACAATTGATGCCTTTGTTTATCGCCTGTTGTCCAGTTGTCGAAGTTCCTACAAAAAGCATAATCTATATGATTATATCTTAATTCAAGAGTTTCAATATCTTCTTCAATTTCAGATTTTTCTTGTCTATTTAATTTAGCTTTTATCATTTTATTTTTCCTCTTAGTTATTAAATTTTGGCTTTCTCATCAGTACCGCCTTCAGCCGTGGCGATAGACTCCCGAAGGAGTTTCGATTTAGTCTGCGAAGTCTAAACAAGTTTCCCTAAATGCTACTTGAAATCCTTGCTTTTCTAGATATCTTTCTGCTTTTCCCGCTTCTGAAATATCTGTATAAACTCCAAATATTTGTCTTTCATCATTCTGAACTATACTAACTGCCCACATCATAACCGCTTTATTATTTAATGTTGCTTGTAAAGTTTGCTTTTTCATTGTGTTTCTCCGTAGTAAATAAAAGTTTCTTCTCAGTAAACACCGTCTCTCTTTGTTGGTGTTGGGTCTATTATAACAAAGGTTTCCATTCTGTCAACCCCTAAATGTAAATAAATATATAAATAATTGCTTATATATAGATATATCTACAAAATACTCTAATCGTCCCAAATTCGCCCATATGGAGTACTTTGTTCTCTACCCTAGTGATTATATTACTCACCCAATAATAATTGATTTTGATTTCTGAGCCACTATTATTTTTACCCTGTGGGTTTACACACCAAAAGATAATCTCTTGATTTTGGGCTATCCTTGGAGGTCTAAGCTAACCTGTTGTATTTCCTCAACAAACTGTGGTGTNTCTGCAACAATNTGTNGTANTAATGAGACACTTNAATAGTCCTGAGATTTATACTCACGTTCTCTTTTGTTTCACATTCGTAATTCGTGAGAGTCAATCACTCGAGAATCACCCGCGATTATCTCGAGATTCACCCAAGATTTACTTAGTCCCTGCTTAGTCCCTCGAGTTCTCAGCTTAGTCCCAGCTTAGTCCCTTGAAACTCCAGCTTAGTCCCAATTCTCACAAGTGCAACATCTGTTGTATTTATACCACATTAGTCGTTGGGGAGGGGATACCCCAAGTCACTACAGAATATTAAGATTAAGGCTCATAAGCAGATGGGAGGGAATTTGGGTTTTACTGCTGTTTACTAGAGTATTTCTAGAAATCTGGAGGTGCGGAGAGGGACTTAAGAGACAATATAGACTTTATTTCAGTTATACTATTGACAATCATTGAAAAGTATGCTATAATATTACTATAGATTAAACATTTATTATTATCTAACTTCACCTAAAGGCTTCAGTGATAACCATTATAGTTATCATCTTAGAAATAACCTTTATACTCCTTAGTCTTTAGTTGAAACTATAGTATCACTTAGGAGCGAAAAAGATATGCCTTCAAAACACAAAGGAAACCCAAAGCTATTTAAAGGAATGAAGTCCTTAAATCCGGAGGGTCGACCAAAAGGAAGTGTCAATAAGTTTACAGCTCTAAGTAGAGAGTTAATGTCTAATAAAGGACCAGAAATAGTCCAGAANGTTATAGACTTAGCACTCGAAGGTGACAGGACTTGTCTTAAAATGTGTATGGATAGAATCATACCGACAACCAAAGCAGTAGAGTTTAGNACATCAGAAGATAGAGGCAATGTTATTATTAATGTTGGTGGTCTAGCAGAAAAAGTAATAGAAGCACAAGAGAGTAAGCCCTTAGATTACGAAGAGGGAATTATAATCTCTAAAGNAGAAGAAGATGAAACTATAGTAAAGTTAGCTCAGGGTGAGTAGGGAATTAGATGTAAGCCTACATCCAGCACAGCTAGAGATATTTAATAGTAAGGCGAGATTTAAAGTAGTAAGTGCGGGTAGACGCTTTGGTAAGTCTAGGCTGGCAGCTTGGATATTAATCATTAAAGCCCTACAGTCGGATAGTAAGGATGTCTTTTACATAGGTCCTACGTTCCAACAGTCTAAAGATATTATGTGGAATATGCTGAAGGAATTACTTCAGGGTACAGACTTAATAGAGACTACCCACGAGAATACAGCTACTATGACTCTAGTCAACGGTAGAAGAATTAGTTTAAAAGGAAGTGATAGACCGGATACTTTGAGGGGCGTAGGACTTTCCTATGTTGTATTAGATGAGTATGCCAGTATGAAGGTTGAAGTGTGGGAACAGATTATTAGACCTACGCTTGCCGATGTAAAAGGTGGTGCACTCTTTATAGGAACTCCCGCCGGTAAGAATCACTTCTACGATATATGGAAGGAAGCAGAGTTAGAAAAGAATGTAGATTGGGAAGCATTTCAGTATAACTCTACAGATAACCCTATACTAGACCCTGAAGAGATTGCGACTGCTAGAGAGACTATGAGCACGCAAGCCTTCAGACAAGAATTTGAGGCTAGTTTTGTCTCCTTTACAGGTGGTATATTCAAACAGGAATGGATTAAATATGACTCAGAAGAACCAAGTGAAGGAAATTTCGTTATTGCGGTTGACCCTGCAGGCTTTGAGAAGGTGGAAAAAGAACGTGGTCTCAAAGGTAGTAAGCTGGACGAAACAGCAATATCTATTGTTAAAATCAACAGTGATGAGTGGTGGGTCAAAGATATACTCCACGGTCGATGGGGAATTAAAGAAACAGCTTTTAAGATATTACAGGCTGCGATTGAAAATCAGGCAACAATTGTCGGAATAGAATCCGGAGCACTAAAGAACGCTATACTTCCTTATTTGGAAGATGAGATGCGAGCACAGAATAGATGGGTAGTAATAACAGATGTAACCCACGGTGGTAAAAAGAAAGCAGATAGAATTACTTGGGCTCTCCAAGGTCGAATGGAACACGGAAAGATTTCATTTAACAAGGGAGATTGGAATAGAGGCTTTGAATCACAGTTATTAGAGTTTCCAACGAGTGGAACTCACGATGATATGGTAGATAGTTTAGCTTATATAGACCAAGTTAGTGTAGCAGACTTTATGCACACAATAGAATTAGATGATGATTGGCAACCTGAAGATGACATTGCAGGCTATTAAAGGACATAAATGGCAGATATAAACGATTACGAATCAGATGACGAATACCAAGCCCTATCTAGCTGGCTATCAGGCAGATTAACTGACTGGAGAAACCACAGAGATAATAACCACCTTAAAAAGTGGGATGAATACTACCGTCTCTGGCGTGGTCAGTGGACTACAGAAGACCAGACTAGACAATCAGAGAAATCTAAAATTATTACTCCTGCTTTACAACAAGCAGTAGAATCATCTGTAGCAGAGTTAGAGGAAGCTACATTTGGTAGAGGTAAATGGTTTGATATTAAAGATGATGAACTAGATGAAGATCCATCTGATATAGAATATGTAAGAAAGATACTACANGAAGACTTAGAAGAGACTGGAGCAAAAGATGCTATCTGTGAGGTCTTTTTAAATGGTGCTGTATATGGCACAGGCATAGCTAAGATAATTACTGAAGAGAATGTTAAGCGTAGACCGGTAGAAACACCAGTAGAAGGTACTCTTACAACAGCGAGACAGATAGAAGAGTATGTTTCAGTAGATGTAAAGCTAGAAGCAATCTCTCCAAAAGAATTTATTATAGACCCTAGCTCTGTTAGTATTAATGAGGCACTAGGAGTCGCTCACGAGGTCTTAAAGCCACGTTATATTATATCAGAAGGGATGGACCTTGGTATCTACAGAAACCTTGAAATAGGACCAAGTTCAGACGCTATACAACTAGGT